ATAAAAAAAGCTCCCGAAGGAGCCTGGTGAGAAACAATAGTTTCAATAGTTGTTTCAATCGTAGTTTCTAAAGCATAAAATCAATTGCCGTCTCTAAGTTTTTTTAGGTTTTTCAGTAGTAGGGCCCATAGCTCAGCTGGTTAGAGCAGTCGACTCATAATCGATTGGTCGTAGGTTCAAGTCCTACTGGGCCCACCATTAAAAAACCCTTAGAAACTACAATAGAATATCAATCGATATGATTCTAGAGTAGTGCCTTCGTGGCCATCCTGGCCTAGGGCTCTTTACCTTTGTTCGGTCCACCGTAGTGGGACTAAGGAGCTGTTGTCTGTAATGCTTTAGGGAGCCACCCTGAACCAGTCAACCGACTGAACTCTGAGTGTAGCTCTATGGTGGCGTATAATCAAGTGACTGATAAGGGTGGACAAAACTAACAAAAAAACACCGATTGCCTTTTACGACAACCGATGCAGCCTAAATTAGGCTTGACTAGCGTGACCACATAGGGGGTATAGGTCACGATTTCTGAGGAAACTGCTACTGTAATGCATCTTCTGGGCAGGGACAGTTATGGTTGTTTCCTGGGGTATCTGTCTCCCAGTACTGGCCACACTTTTCACACTTCTTGTACTCTGGTTTTTGTTCTTTAGTACTAAAGATTGCATCATAGTTATCTTCATATTGTTTTCTGTTTGGGATGGGTCGTGGGGATGAACCTTTGCCAGACATAGACACTCCTTATTGTTATTTTTCTAGTTTGTCTCTCTAAGGGTGGACAAAACTGTTTCTACTTACTTTTACCAACACCTTTGACACGTTCCATTGTTCTAAGACCACCTAGCCCAAGCATCCCCATAAGCACTGGAAGCATGGTAGAAGTGTCGGCTTGTGGTACGGTAATACCAAAGGGTGCAGCTAAAGGTGATATAAGGAAGTTCACCATGAATCCTAAGACACATACCCAAGCGGTTGCAGGTCTCCAAGAAGACTGAAACCAGTTGCCTTTAGCTTCTTCTTTATTGACAGCTATCTGTGCCAGGGAAATCTCCTGAGCGTGTTTCTGAGCCATCGTTGATATGTCGTGAGCTAGTTTTGACTTAAGGTCTTTGTCTTCAATGAACTTGTCTAGCAGTCCAGTCACTGGTCCAATTAAATTAGTCAACATCGTCACAACTCCTTATCATCTCAGCAACTTCTAGTGCTCTATAGCCCACCTGGGTGGCATAGCGTGAATCTAATAGCTCATTGGCAGCCTTAGTAAACTTGTGCTCTCTTAAGAGGCCTAGAGTCTTTCTAAACTGCATTAGCCTGGTGATGCCTAGGTTGAACGCTAGGTTAACCAGAGCCTCTTGAGCAGCTCCTGGTAACGAGTGAAAGAACGTGATGTTTCTCTCCAGGTCATCCAGGGCATCGTTGATATCTTCTTCAAGCATCATCGTTGCTACTCGTTTAGACACACCCTTCTCTTCCAGGTTATGACCTACACCGATAGTCCAGACTCCTGCTGTACATTTGTACATATCCAGGACCAGGCCTTCGTGCTTAATCAGAGTCTCTTTTATTCTTTCGATATTCATGTATGGTTGCTCTCGTTTTAGTTATTAAGTATTGACAGGTGTTAGTTTCAAATATTCTTATGCCTAGCCATATAATCGTGAACAGCGAAGCTGTGGGTGGCAGCCATGCTGCTAGGGATAGAACGCCAGTTGATGCCGCAGCAACATCCAGTACGTCTTTTTCTTGTAAAGCCATAGGGGGACTTCCTAAGTTGTCTAGGTGGTTAGAAGGTGTAATGTAAAGGGGGGTGTTACTTGAGAGGATTTCCTAGATATTCTACTGCTTGCCAGAGGTCTGAAGCCTCAATTTTAAGCTTATCCAAAGTATCTTTTGAGTCAGCCATATCAGCGACAATTAGCTCTGCTTGTTTAACAGTACTCTTCATTGTCTCTATGTCTTTCTCTAGTGTGTTGACCTGGTTCTGTATGGTGAGTAGACCCGTCTGTTGGTCTTTGATAATCACCAGGTTAGTCCCTAGTTCTGCTAGTTTGCCCTGGAGCTTAGATACGTCATTAGCCTTTAGCTCTTGCTCTATCAGCAGAACTTTTTCTTCCAGGGGAACAATGTCTGGGATAACTACAGCCTCAACCTTTTCTAAACGTCCATACAGGCTGCTTGCAGTCCAGACGAATGAACCCAAGGTGGTAGCTAGTGATGCCACTAGGACAATGTAGATTCCCTTGAGCTTCACACCACCTATTGATAATTCAGTTTCTGCTAGATTCATATGTCACATTCCGTTTGGTCCATGAAGCACTCGTAGCCCTGGGCTACTGGGCTTGTCTTAAAGAAGTCTGACTCAGCACCTGCTGCCAGAATGTCAGCCTCAGTAACATAAAGGTCTAAACCAAAGTTATTACCATTGAGGTAGACAGCGGTAAGGTTTCTTGTGGTGTTGTAACCCATAGCCACCCACTGCTGATTAGCATCATAGAAGATGGTTGTCTGCTCTGCTGTGGTGTTTGCGTTCTCCACAGACTGCTCAAGGAATGCCATTGCTTCAGGGTTAGCTGCTACACTCAAGTAGGCCGAGGCATTATTTGCGTGTATCTCAGTATCTGTGACTGCCTGGTTATATGTGTCGACATCTTCCTGACCAATGGTAAGCACTTCAACATTGTTAGTTACAAAGGATTGAACCTCTGCTTCTTCATTAGGATTACCTTCAGCAGCTACAGACAGCTCTTGTACCTGTAGTGCTGTAGACATATCGACAACTACGGTGGTGAAGGAATCTATGGCTTGGTCCATAAGCTCAAGCTCGTCCATAGCTTTACTCTGGAAGACCGACTGGAGGTTACCATGTGGCATATAGCTAGTGATACCATACAAAGCATCATTGTAAGCCTGTAACTGCTCAGAAGTGATGTGAGCTGTCTCTGCCAGGTTACCTGATGACAATGAGCCTCCCTGGTGTGCATATTCTGTAGCAGCACCTACCAGGAGGACACCCTGGGTAATTTGGTTAGCTATGGCTGCACTAGATTCTACTAGGTCATCATATTGGTCATTTGATAGAGCTGCGGAACTTAGCAATAACAGAGATATTAGTGTCTTCTTCATCAGTTTCTTCTGCTCCTATGTTGAGTATGGTGTCATACCAGTCCTTGGTGTCTTTGTTGTAATCAGGTATGTACACTTCAGGCTGCCTACGCATCATTAAGAACGCTCGTTTACCTACGACTAACCTTCCGTTGGATAACAGTGGACATGGTGTTGCAGAGACAAGCATGGCTTTCCAATTATTTAGGTCCTGGCACATTCGTGCTATTGCAGGAATCTTCATAGAAAGGTCTGAAAGCAGCTTACTGTCACGCCTCCTGGTACACCCTTCATCGATAGTGTAACCACCAGAGGAGAACCCTACGCTTAAGGTCTGTAGTGAGCCTCCAGTACCTTTGAGACAGGTGTCCATACCAGAGCTCATGTACGAAGGAGATATAGCACTGCCTACTGGCATCTGGCTGCTAGACCCTGCTCCGTTGTATGTGTTCTGGGTTGTACTAGATGTGTCGGTAGTATTGTTGTTGCTTGAGACTTGTGCTCCCTCACCTGTGAAACTGTTGAGAGAACCTTCTTGCTTTACTTCTGCTTTAGATAAGGAACTTAGACATAGGAACAGGAGTAAAACTATGGTTTTTATTACCATGTTGTTCTCCTAAGAATTATCGTGGTATTTCGTGTAATACGTTATATTCAACTACGTCATCATATAGCTTCATGCCACGCAAAACTTGTTCAATAGTTTCATCACTTACTGATGCTAAAGCTAGTGCTTCTGCGCCATCAATAGCTTCTTGTTTAGTGGCGTACTCTTGATGCTTGATAGTTTCATTTCCACTATTAAGTGTATATCCAACTACATACATATTAAATTTCCTCTACGTCTGTCAGTGTTACTTTTGTTTCTAAAACCTGACCACTGTCACCAGACGTATATTCTTTCATTTGTAATTTATATGATAAAGCGGCATCGTCATAAGATGTTTTAAACTTAAATGAGTGTGGTTGGACTCCACTAGAAACATATCTTTCATCTATCTCTTTAGTAACAATTAATGCTGTACCTGCGCTTTCAAAAGCATAGGGACTATAGTAAAAAGTATCGCCAGTGCTAAAGGAAACGCCAGGATTACTGTACGACATCATGTAAGTTCTATTGTTAACACTATCGTACTCCCATGCCACAAATATACCCTCAGATGTCCCTGTACCTGTATTTATTCTACCAAACTCAGTGAATAAGTGCGTATAGTCACCAGAGACATAATACCAAGCATAATGACCATAAGTGTTATACTCAGGATTATTAACGCTCTCTCTCGTAGCCGTACCCATATTAGTAATTGTACCGCCACCTGTGGGCACAATCATGTGCAACTGAAGATATAAATCATTTGTGGAAGAGCTTACATAGTACCACCTGATTGCGATATCTAAGTCTAAATATCTAGCACACTCTACAGGGGTTGCGGGATGATTTATAGTGTCGTAAAGACCTACGTTGTTATAAATTGTGTTTAGGTTAAAAGGAGTATTATTTGCTCTAAGCTGTGTGTGCTTAACTCTGTGATACGGTAGTGTGTCTAACTTAGCCCCATCAGCAGAGATATTACGACCATCTACTGTACCACTTACTGCGATGTTTCCAACAACGTCTGTGTCACCTTTTACAGTTAAAAGAGAAGAAGCATCCTTGTCTATAATTACACCATCGGTATTATAATCTCCGTCTATAACATCTTGTACAAAAGTACTGGTGATGTTGGCAGGAGTACCAACAAGACTCTGAAAAGTATTATATTCACTAGGTGTGTAGTTACCCGACACAAACTGCAAAATTGAAAAGGAATCGAGTGCACTAAATTGGTTATCTTGGTTAACATCAAAAGAACCCCTATAGTTTGCAGGAGTAGCGGCATAGTTTGAAATCGTATTCACATAGACATACCAAGCGGCTAAGTCTTGGATACTACGGTTAGTTGTTAAAAGCTCACTCGCAACGGGGTATTTGTCTACTCTTAGTTTACTCTTAGCCCTAATATCGCCTGTAGCTGTTATACCACCTGTAGCTGTTATACCACCTGTAAAAGTTGCCCCTGTAGCGGCTATATCACCTGTGAAAGTAGCATCGCCATCTGTGCTATCTGTCCCAGTTACTGTAAGGTCTCCTGATACAGACACCCCACTTGCCTTTGTCTTAAATCTAAGGTCACCGTTGAAATATAAATAGTTTCCAGAACCGTTAAGAGCCAAAAACATAGACTGACCGTTGTCTTCCTGAACAAAAAGACCGCTGCCGTTTGTTACCAGTTTAAGACCATGCTCACCCGCATCTTCAATAACGGAACTTTCGCCATTATTATGGTAAATCAGTAAATCACTGTCTGTACCAAACTTAGCTTTCACGCCATCGTTAAATGTAATATCCCCTGT